AGGTGCAACATTCTCAAAGGTTGAATTGACTACAAAGAAGATTCGTCTTGACTGGGAAGTATCTGCAGAAGCACTAGAAGATAACATCGAAGGTGCAGCACTAGAAGATCACATCGTACGCTTGATGACAAACGCTTTCGGTAATGATATCGAAGACCTTGCAATCAACGGAGATGGCGCAACAGGAAACTTCTTGTCAATCATGAACGGTTTCGTAAACCGTGTAAAGACTGACGGAGATGCTCATGAGTCAGTTGTAACAGTCGCTAATAACGCCTGGACAACAGATGTAATGCAGAACATCATCCTAGCAATGCCACGTAAGTATCGTGCTATCAAGTCTAACTTGAAGTTCTATGCTGGTACAGACGCATTCCAGGGTATCGTTAAGAATAACGGTACACTAGCAGACGCAGTTGCTGAAGCATTTGCTTCACGTGCTGGCGGTACTCCAACAAATCGTCAAGCATACCTTGACGGTGGAGCACAGACATTCGGCGGAGCACGTACAACACGTGTTCTAGGAATTGACGTACAGGAAGTTCCATACTACCCTGCAGGATATGTCGACTTGACATTCCCACAGAACCGTGTATGGGGATTCCAGCGTGACATCACAGTAAACCGTGAATACAAGCCAAAGAAGGACACTGTAGAATATACAGTCTTCGTTCGCTTCGGTATTCAGTGGGAAGAGCAGGATGCAATTGCATTCGCTGATGCTGCAGCAGACGCATAATCTGTAAACAGTACAATTTAGGGGGAGTAGGAGTTAACGCTCCTGCTCCCCTTACTACTTATAATGATATAATACTAACAAGGAGGAATTATGGAAAACATTAATGAAAATCCAATTGTAGAAGAAGCAGTATTTGAAACACCAGTTTACGAAACACCAGTTTACGAAGCACCAGTTGCCGAAGAGGTTGTTGTAGAAGAAGCAGTTGTTGAGCATGTTGCAGAAACTCCAGTTGTAGAAGAGGCTGCTCAGGCAGTCGTAGAAGCACCTGCATACCAGGCACCTGAAGAAGTTCAGGCACTTGGATCAGTAGCAGAAGGTGTTATTGGGGCAACCACAGCAACAAAGACATCTCCAAAGAAGAAGAGCGTAAAGGCTTCAGAAGTTAAAGAAACTGTTGCAATTTATTCAACAAAGAATGTTACATGGCCAGAAGTAGGCAAGGTTTACCGTGGTTACAACATTGTTGAAAAAGATGCTGCTGAAAAGTGGCTTACTCGCTCACACATCCGCACAGCCACACCAGAAGAAGTTGCCAAGGAATTCGGTAAGTAAAATATGGAGATATTGAGAGTTCCGCCATATGATGACATCATAGTAAACTTTGTTGTTCCTTCAGGATACAGCGATGCAGATATCTATGCAAGAGTAACAGATATGGCGGACCTTTCAGTACAGGTTTTAGAATTTATAGAACGGTCAACAGGAGATAATCTTAGCATCCAACTTCCTGGAAGATATGATAATAACCATAGAGTTGAGATTTTTACAGTTGGCGAGGGTACAGAAAGTTTAATTCACGAAGAATACTACGAACTAATAAGACCATATGTAGACCCAAATACACTAGGAACAACGGCATCAGAGATTGCTGAATATACAGTATTAGAATTAGTTGCAAGATCCATGATAGATACATTTGTCCCAGAAGGTTTCTATAACAAAAAGATAACAATAGTTGGAACTGGAAATGGTTCAGACTATTTTTCTTTATGGGAAAAGGTTTACAGAGTCTTCAAGGTTTATGAGAATAATGTTTTAGTTTATGATAGATCAACACCAGACTTAAATGAATACCAGTATGTAATAACATCAGATAAAACTGCTATACAAAGAGTTAGGGAAGATGTTCTAGAACTAAACAGATATGAGTCAACAGCCCAGAATCTGCCAGTGGCAAGCGGAGATCTAGGATATTATGGCTATGAAGGAATATCATTCCCTTCAGGATATGATTACACATTTGTTGTTGATCACGGATACATAACAGTCCCTGCTGACATTGAGTATGCAGCAAAACTATTAATAGAAGATCTTAAGTGCGGGAAACTTGATTATTATAAAAGATATATCACAGCATACAATACAGATCAATTTAGAATTCAATTTGATAAGTCAATGCTTAGCGGAACAGGAAACTTCCTAGTAGATAAGATACTTGAAAAATATGTTAAAACCATTGTCAAGCCAGGGATAATTTAATGATATGCGAGCAACCAGATTTTGCATTCCCAATGCTTGCAGATGTTTATCATCCAGTAGTTGAGCAGGGTATTTACGGCAACGTAGAAAAGACCTGGATCCTTGATAGAACAATTGCCTGTTCTTTTGCATCAGCAGGTGGAGCATTTAAGGAAGAACTAACTCCCAATGTAAACATAACACAGGACAAGATACTAATTGGCAGAGTAAAGACAGACATCAGAATGTCAAGCCTTGAGGCAAAGAACTCAATTACAAATGTTATAGTAACAAATATCAGAGATCAAAACTGTAATGAAATTTATCTAGAAACATCTGGCCCACGTTCTGGAAAGTCTACTATCTTTGAGATTGCAACACAAGATCCTTTTGTCGGTCCTTTTGGCTCAACAGAATATTATAAGTTAATTATAAGACGATCAGAAAATCAGGCGGTAGATGTATGATTAAGATAAAGTTTAATACCGTACAATTTAACAAGGACATGAAGAATATAATTGACTATTCAACTGGCTTTGCCGAAGGAATACAAAAAGGTAAAAAAGACTTTCTTAATACACTTGGTATTGATGTATCTGAAATAGCCTCACAATTTATTGATACAAATGCTAGAGTGTCTCCAGACACCCTTCATCACGTTTATGAGTGGTATAAGAACGGAAGCCCAGAGGCTAGACTGTTTGACATAAACTATACAGTTAGCAATATTGGCCTTTCATTTATATCAAACTTTAAACAATCTAATAGTGTAAAAGAAGGATCTAATGAGCCTTTTCGTGACAAGGCTATAATTATGGAAACTGGTAATTCTGTTGTAATAAGACCACGCAATGCAGAGGCTTTAAGGTTTGAAGTTGATGGAAAGATTGTTTATACAAAGAGACCAGTACTTGTTCAAAACCCAGGAGGAAACACTCAGGGAGAGTTTGAGAAAGCATTTGATATGTTCTTTGGAAGATATTTTACTCAAGCATTTTTAAATAGTGGTAACCTTAGACAGTACTTTGAGAACCCATCAGTGTACAAGAAAAACTTAGGAAAGGGCAAGCGTGGCGGAAGGTCAACTGGTATTTCTACAGGGTATCGTTGGGTCGCAAATGCATCGGTGGCTAGTTAATGTCTACATCAGTATTAAACACTCCAGTCCTATGGATAAACCAATATCTTAAAGAAAAAATTGAACTGCTAACTGACCTAGAGGATGTTCCCTTTTTCCCAACAGGTCCATCAACACTTGAAACTTTACAAACCCAGTTCCCAGATGGTGGAACCATGGCAGTCTATGACAGAATGTTTAAGATGCGTAGAGGTGCTTTCCCACACATAAAATGTGAGCAAATCCTATACTATTTTTATGCATCTGGCAATCAACCAATGTTAAAGATGATTCAGATACAAGAGTCAGTTATGAGGCTACTTGATCGTGGGGATGAGAGTGCACAGGATATAAACTCCTGGGCAAGAGGAAAGGTTATAGGTGGAATGACCTGCAAATTCTATTTCCATGATTTTAAGATTTACCAACTAGAAGAGGCAAGAGATATAGTTGACTTTGGCACAGCCCGAACCTATGCGGGTAATAAGATAATCATTGACTATGACTACCACCAAACATCAAACAAGTATGCTGAAACAAATGACTCCACCCCAGAAAGACCAAGATATAATACAAACGTAGTCGTAGAAGAAGGAATTCTTCCTTAAAAAAGGGCTGTATAATTAGATTGAGGAAACAAGCCCTTTTAATCTAAAAGAAAAAAAAGAGGTGAAATACATGGCATATACACGTGGTAGTTCTAACGATATTATCGTTGGCGCAGCAGCACTCTTCACATACGAAGATGGCGCACTTGCAGACGCAGATCTTCCAGCATACGTATCAGGCACATCATTTAAGGATACCCTTCAAGATGATGTAGACTTCCGTAACGTTGGATACACAATGAATGGTTTGGAAATTCAATTCCAGCCAGATTTCGGTGAAGTAGCAGTAGACCAGGTACTTGACGTTGCTAAGTTGTTTAAGCAAGGCATGCAGGTAAACCTAAATACTACATTCGCAGAATCAACGCTAGAAAATCTTCTATTTGCATTAGCAGGTAAGGATTCAGCACTAGCAACAACAGCAGGAAACCCAACACTTAATCTTTCAGCAGGAGACATTGGAGATGTTCCAGTCGAACGCGGTTTGGTTGCAGTTGGTCCAGGAACTGGAGACGCTACAGAAAATATTGAGCGTGTCTACGTTGCATACCGTGCACTTTCAATCGAGAGCGTATCAGTATCAGCAAAGCGTGACGAGGCGACAATGTTCGAAGTATCATTCCGTCTTCTTCCAAATGACAATGCTTCATACGGTAAGATCGTAGATCGTACTGTTGGCGTTGGCGCATAATATAACTTAATATATACAGTTTGGCCCAGACCGTAAAAAGTCTGGGCCTTTCTGTTATACTATATATATGGCAACAACTGTATATAATACAAAAAATATTACTCTTCAAGATGGGGTAGAGATAGAGTTGTCTCCACTAAAAATAAAATATCTTAGACAATTAATGGACAACTTTGACGAGGTTAGAAATGCTCAAGGAGACCTAGAGGCCATCGCAGCATTATCAAAGTGTGCAAGAATTTGCATGAAACAGTTTAGACCAGAGATTACTCAAACTCAAGATATGTTAGAAGAATATGTTAACCTGCAGGATATCTATGATATTCTAGATATTACTGCTGGAATTAAAATTAATGATAAATCAGAAGAGCCCGTAAAAAAACAAGCAGTCGATAGTGGTTCATCTTGGGATGATCTAGACCTAGCAAAACTAGAGTCAGAGGTTTTTTTGCTGGGTATATGGAAAGACTACGAAGAACTAGAAACATCACTATCTATGCCAGAGTTAATGATAACTCTTTCTATGAGCAGAGAGTTAAACTACGAAGAAAAGAAATTCCTTGCAGCAATGCAGGGTGTCGACCTAGACAAAAATGCTGGAAAGTCTAATGCCTGGGAAGAAATGAAGGCCAGAGTATTTAGTGGTGGCGCAGCAGCCAACGCAAAAGACATTGTTGCACTTCAAGGAATTAGTGCACAGAAGGCTGGATTTGGAATCGGCATGGGCTTAGACTATGAAAAAATAGACTAAAAAACAAGCCTGTTTATGGTATAATTAAACAACTACAATGGAGGAAATCATGGTTAAAGAAGTAGAAAACAAGAATCAACTGTCCCTTATAGATGGAACAAAGTTTGAGATTAAGCCACTAAAGATATCTCTACTTAAGCCTTTTATGGAACACTTTACTAAACTGCAAGAAGTTGCAGACGATAATAGCAAGTCAATGGATGTACTTATTGATTGTGTACAAATTGCATTTAAACAATACTTGCCTGCAATTGCAGACAACAGAGAGGCGATTGAGGAAAATCTAGATCTTCCTACAGTCTACAAGATCATTGATGCTGCTTCAGGAATGCAA